TGTAGTCATGTGTTTAATTCTATTGCTACCTGCAAATTCACCTTGCTTAGTCATTTGTTGAATACAAATAAATGCTGTGTGCTTATTAGCTTGGTTATTTGCTTTATTATTCTTTTCAAGCAAATCTAGCAACCATGACTCTACTTTCTTACGAGCCCAATTTTGCTGATCTGCAACTAATGCTGTAACTTCAGCCCATGAATCAATTAGTACAACATCATATCCTTGATCTAATACTTGTTCAACTGCTTGCTTTGGGCAATCAGTATAATCATTCATAAACATAATTGGTAATTGACCAAACGAAGGATATCTTTTAACATAACCGTACATATCAATCTCATTCATTTCACCTGAGATAAACAATACTTTTTTACCCTCCTTATTATATTGAGCTAATAAATCTAATAATACTGTTGATTTACCAACTCCCGGATCACCAATTACTACTGTGTTTGTTCCTGGGAAAACACCACCCTCTGTGCTTAATAAAGAATCAACTATAGTTTTTGATTTAATTGGTATGAATAAGTCATCATTGAACTTAACATCATCCATTTTAACTAATTTCATCTCTACTTTACCTGCATTGATTTTTTTCTTTGACATAATATATTTGGTTTTAAATTATTTACAGTTGTAAATATACGAAGGAAATCTTGCTCCTCCAAATCTTTCTAATAAAGTCTTAATTTTTCTTTTAATCGCTTTATGTGTTTACAAGCAGGAAGATATGGCCTGTATAACGTAGCAGGACAATTACACTTAAATGTTTCACTTCCATTCTTATGTGTTCTAGTAACTATGTATTTTTTACCTTTAGAACCCATTTCTAGATATTTTTTATTCCATTCCATTAGCGTTCTAGTATTACATAATCACCAAAATACTTATCAAATGTTTTTACTAAATTCTCATAGTCACTTTCTTGCATTTCAGTAACAATCTTATCTTTCAATTCACTATCAAATTTTAATTGTCTAGCAAATTGTTTTGCATAACCCAATAACACAAAAGCATTACCTTGTGGTCCTGTTAAATCAATAACATATGGACCATAGTTTTCCTGTTTTTTTCTAATCATAACTTATTTTGTCATTACTTTATAAATTCCGTAAACCACTAGTAATAAAATAAAAACACTAGGAGCACCTTCTGTACCATTATTTACACCATAAGGCTCAATACCTACACAAATCAATGACATAATTAAACCACCAATTAGGCACTTTAATACACCAAATCTCTCAAGTAACATTCCTACACCTATTAAAACTAGAAATTTAAAAACCATTCCTATACAATCTTTAAATGGTGTAACAGTTTTAATATCTCCTATAGATAGAAGTGTTGCAGGTATGATAACAAGTAAGACGGGGGTTACTCATAGGATGAGAGGAGGAATATTATACCCACTATTAGAGGGATCTAGAGGTTGGGCTTTTACTACAGAGGCTCAAGCCAATACTGTTTTAAATAGATTAAAAAAGAAAAAAACTAATAAAATAGTATTTATGGCTCAAACCAATGATGGTATATTAAGTAATGGTAACTTTATAGACTACATTGAGAAAGAAATAAATAATGGTATACTAAAAAATGAAAATGATTTAAGCACACCTTTAAGTGAGAAGGCTGTATTAAAAATGTTAAACGAAACAGTAGAGCAAGGAGACTTTAAAACAGTTTCTGATTTTTTTACCAACTTAAAGAAAGTTGGAACTGTAGAAAGACATGGCTCTATGAAAAAAATAGTAAATGAAAAGTTTGTTAAATCTTTAGGGTTTGAAAATGTAAACGAATTTTTATCATCAGTTAATGAACCCATAATAGAAAATGCTAGACCAAGAGATTTAATTGGTGTTTTAAGTGTTGATGTTGATGCTCCAGTTATAAAAACTACAGAAACAGATGAGTACCATCATCCTGGATATCCTTACACAATAGCTGGCTCTGACTTTTTTATGTTTGATAAGTTTGCAAATGTAGTTCAAGCCTTTCCTAATTTTGTTAGTAATGCTGAAATTCAAAAAGCAAGAAAAGAAAATAGAAGACCAGTAAAATTAAAAGATAAAACTACAAAACAAGTTTCGTCTACCTTAAGATTTGGAGCTGTTACTGAAGTTGAAACAGAAGATGATTTTACTGGAGGTGATTTACAATTTTCTAGATTTCAAATATCTAATTACTTAAGATTTAGAAAAGCTCCAGCTCAAAAAGCAAAAGGCTTTAAAGAGTGGTTTGGAAAATCTAAAGTAGTAAATGAAAAAGGTGAGCCTTTAAAAATGCTCCATGGAACTCGTGAAGCGTTTGATGCTTTTTTTACAAAGAGTAGCCTTAGAAGTAAAAGAACTAATGACTTGTTACCTAGGTCTACTTTTTTTACATCTGATGCTGATATAGCAAATTACTTTGCAGGAGCTACAAATTATGACGTAGAAAGTTTTTCTAAACTATCTGATAAGGAAATAGAAGAGAGAAGACAAGCTGGAGAAAAACTCCCACAATCAAATGTAATTCCTGTTTATATAAAAGCTGAAAAAATTTGGGACTATGAAAACTCAGAGCACATAGATTTAATATTAAAGTCTTATGCTGATTTTTTAAAAACACAAAACTCTGCAATTACTGATAAGCAATTAGATAAGGAAATTACTGACTTAAAACAAAAGCTAGAGGTTGACAACAACTGGGAAGAGATAGAAAAGTTTACACACTATATACAAGAGTCAGGATTTGATTCATATTATGTTAGAGAAAACATTGGAGATATACAAGGCTCAGTTAAAAATATAGCAGTCTTTGATCCTGAGAATCAAGTAAGAAGTATATTTACTGATGACTATACCACCACTGTAAAAAATGAGGAGGGTATAATTAAATTTCAAAGAACCAATGATTCTAAAATAATAATAGATCATGATAAAGCAGTAAATCTTTATGATAGTTATTTTAGCCTTCAAGAAGACTATCCTTACATGGATATACAAGATGGAATAACAACTCTGTATAATTTTACAAATGTAGAGTCAGGGATTACAGATCCAATATCTGAAGATTTAACTGAGCATTCTAAAGAGGAAAGATTAAATTGGAGCAGACCTAGATTATATTACAATCTAAATAAAGATGACAATAGTAATTTAAATGTAGATGGATTTAAAAACAAAGCTTTATTTCCAATAGATAGATTGTATCCTTTGAATAAAGATCCTTTAGATTTAAATAAAATAGCAGATGATAATATAAATACTTTTAAGGCACAAGGTGTAAGATCTGTAGCAACTTTAAATTACGATACAGATAATATTAATTTTTTAAATAGAAGTATAGGTAAATTAAAAATAGTTATACGAGACATGGAGATGTCTGATAGTGTAAACATTATGCCTGTTGAAAAAACAGAGGAAGGTCTACGATTTCAAATAAACTATCCTAAAAATAATGCTGATATAAAAAGAGTTGTCAATGAAAATAGTGATAACGTAACTATTGTAAATGTAGATGCAAAGGATATAAACTATGATAAGACTGAAGAGATAGCAAAGGCTGCAGAGGATATAGGATTTCAAGGATTCTTATACGAGAGAGATGGTGAGTTGTCTGCAGATATTTGGTCGCCAATACAATCTAATCCTGAAACTAGATTTCAATTAAATAATCATAAAATAAAAACTCAATACGTAGATGAAAACTTTGGATTTTTATTTGATATAAAAGAAGCGATAGTAAATGCAGACTATAGGTTTGGTAAATTTTTAACAGGTACGGGTATATGGGGAAGCAGAATTAATTTATCTAAAACAGATGATGGAGATACATCACTTGAATTTAAAAGCAGTAGATATGATGCTCAAAGAAGATATGATATAAGAGCCTCTAAATTACTTTTAAAGCCTTTTGGAACTCATAGTAGAAAAGATATAAAAGATATTATGCTTTACTCAAAAAGTAGCGTAAACTATCAACTTTATCAAGCGAATGAAAATGTTAAAAAATTAAAACAAGTTATAAAGGATCAGATGGAGCAGACTAAAAATACTGATGAGTATAAAAAGTTAGATGCTGAAGGTAAAAGAAATCTTTTAGAATCTAAATTTGGACACCAAAGAATACAAGATCTTTTAACAGATAAACAATTAAGGAAAGCAGAGGATAACATTGAATTAAAAAGAGCTATAAATAGATTAAGATATCACATGGATAGTCTTAGTACAACTCTAATAGAGGAAGGTTTAATAAATGATGATTTATCAGTTGTTGTAGATGCAAACAGAGGTATATATATGCACAGAAACTACAAGCTTTATGGCAAACAATCATGGTCTCCTACAAATGAAACAAAAGAAAGAGCTACTTTGTTTATGATGGGAGCTTTAAAACAGCAAAGTGAATATGAAGGAGTTTCTGAAAATAAACTTAGAGAAGCAGCAGAAAAAAAAATAGACACCATACTAAGAAAAGAATCTGGAGCTTTAAATATTTTTAGTAAAGGTTTTGGAAATGTTATAACGGCAAATACATCTATATTTAAACCTAGAAATGAAAACCTTCCAGATGAAATAAAAGATTTATTAGGAAATATAAATGATCCTTTTAATAATTATATTACAACTGTAGGTAAAGTTTCACAGACAATAGCATCTGATAGAATGTATGAAGACTTATTGAAAGTAGGTCTCGGTGATTTTGTTTCTGCACCTAGCGTTGAAGATCCTAGTCTTCCAGAACTTAGTGGAGATAAATTTGCAGGAAACAAATTAGTGGGTAGAAAATGGGGGCCACTAGAAAATTATTTTGTAGACAATGAAATGTTTGCTGTTCTTACAGCTTTTGATGAGGCTGCATTGAGAGCAGGACAAGGTACCTTATTAAGAAGTTTTTTAAGGTTGTCGCTATTAGGTAAAAGAGCAAAGACAGTTTGGAGTTTAGGAACGCACGTTAGAAATGTTATTGGTAACTCATCTTTTGTATTTATGAACTCTCATATAGGAGTTGATGGCAAGCTAGGTAAGGGAGCTGTAGATACTATAAAATTAGTTTTAGGTATGGGTAGCCCAGAGATGCAAGCTTTATATAAAGAGTTAGTTGCCTTAGGCGTTGTGAATACAAATGCGTTCTTAGGAGAAATCAGAGATATATCTAGACAGGTATATGAATCAGATTATGATTTTGAAAACTACTTTGCAGAAA